CGATGAATGTGATGTTAAAGATAATTATACAAGAGATGATTTTGCAGTTTTAGAAATAGTTAATGATATACTCAAAAACTATGAGAGATTTAATATTTATAATAAGAAGCAACTTTATGTGTATATTAGAGAAGCTACAGATTTACCCAGTCGTAAGATAACAAAGTCTTTAAAGAAGATAAAAATTAATTATGGCGATGTAAGAAATAGTTTTATAGGGTGATATGGCTGATAAAGAATTACAAGAAAAAGCTGAACGATATTGTGAATTATTAGCGGTATATGATGGCTGGTTACAAATTTTAGAAACTATGACTAAAAAAATAGCTGAAACAAAAAAAGAGTTAGTTTTTTTGGAGGTTGAATTAGAGAAAAGCGGAGCTATTATTAAGGATGTTGAGATAAAAGAATGAGACAAGGCGGCGACGATCTTTTTAGATTACTTAATAGAGGTATGGATTATGTTCAAACTTCTTTTGAGAGTTCTCAGGGGATTATAACACCAGAAACAAAGCTTGTTAATATTATTTATAGTGGCGTTGTTATAGATGTAAATTTTAATCTTAATGAATCTACTACGTCGGCAGCATTTAATCCACCATTTAGTGTGTATGCTAAGATTATAGGCGAATCTTTAGATGAGCCTGATCCTGAGGCTTCTGGTAATCGTATATATTACCCTCCACTTTTTCCAATGCATAATTTATGTATACCAGAAATAGGAGAAGAAGTGCTTATCTTAAAGCAAACTCCTGTAGAAAGTTCTATAGGTTATTATATTGGCAGGGCTAATGATACTAGCGCATTAAATATTAGTTATGCTAGAGAATACGTAGCACCTAACGATGCATCAACTAGTAATTATTTAAGATATGGTTTTGGTTTTGATGTAAAAAAACTTAGAAACAAATATGAGGACCGCTTACCGTCAAGTAATACTAAAAATATATCTATTCCTGTTACTTTTGGTGATGTAGTGCAACAAGGAAGAAGTAAGACTTATGTAAGACACTCTTTTAATAGAAATAATAAAGAAGGTGTTTTAGAACAAGGAATAAAACTTGTAGGTCGGTCTGGTTCAAGATTGATTCGCAATGATTTTAATTATATAGCACCTGGAAGAAAAAGAAAAAATCTTCAGAGCTTTCGTGGCGTGGTGAGTACTCAAAGAACAAGAGATGAAGATGAAACGGAAACTGAAGAATTTGCCGAACTGAAGCCCCGCGAAGTAGTTAAGGTTTTAGATCCTGACTATATGTTGGGTGATAATGAAATTAGATTAAAAAGTATTGATCCTTCTATTGGTAAAACAAGCACTAAAACTATACATTTTATTGACTCTTCTATAAGACGTTTAGGTGATTATAGAATTCAAAGTCAGGTGGGTGATTCACAAGGAAATATTAATGATGTAGATCGTTCTATAATTGCTAATTTAGCTGATGAAATTTATAATATTTCTTCTAAAGAGACTACTGCTGCCGTTTATAGACAAGTTTTAGGTGAAAAGCTTGTTGAACAACAACAACAAAATTATTTTTTATTAGAGGAAGTTATTAATACTGTAAGTGGGTTTGCTGAAAGCACACAATTATTATTAGATGCATTTTTAGAACATACGCATGCTCTTCCTAAAATAGAATTAAATTTAAAAAAAGAAATTAAAAGTAAAGATTTATATAGGACAAGAACAAAAATTATACCACAACCAGATCAAGTTATTAGAATACCTGGTAAACGTATTAGTATACAAACAGGAACTAAGTATGTCGAACCACCTGGGAACGAACAGGCCAGAGCAATGGGGATGGAAGTTCCTCCGGTACCGGTACCAATATATAGTTATACTAACACTCCATCTAGTGTAATTAGAGTAAAACAACCACCGAGAATTATTCCTGGTCGTATGAAAGCTAGACCCGTAACACAAAAAATTAATTTTGAAGCAATTATTGGAGGAGAAGAAAATCCTAGGTTCACAGCACCTATTCAAACAGACCAAGATTCCTCTAAAGTAACTTTTAATCCGGTGACACGAACTATGTCGCGAACTACTAAAACCGAGTTAGGAGAAAAAACCGCTGGAGTAGACGTTTCATTAGAAAACGCCATATTGAATTTTGCGGCCCAACAAGAACAGCTAACAGAATTAACGCAAAAAGTAACAAATTTTTTGAGCAAAAATCAATTTATTAATTAAATGAGAATGTAAAATGCCAAGAGAAAAATTTATAGAAGGAGAAACCATTGTTGATCCATTTTATCCAGACGGCTATGTTTCTACAGACCAAGACAGAGCGCAAATTATTGCTCAAAAAGAAAAATATGCTGCGAGTGTAAATTCTATTAATTTAAAGTTTCCGTTAAAATCTTATAGACGAGGTTTTTTTCAAGGTAATACAGATACTATTAGTGCAGTAAGAGAAAATATAAAAACTCTTTTGTTAACTACTAAGGGTGAAAGAGTAATGCATCATGAAATGGGTACAAACATTCCTGTGTTACAAGGGCAATTATTTGAACCTATAACAAAAGAAGAAACATTTGAAAACATTAGGTTAGAGATAGAAACAGCTATGAAAGAATATTTACCTTATGTGCAGATATTGAATATAAAAATGATAACTCAAGATGAGGAACCTGAATTAGGTAATAATAAGGTAAGAATAAGTATGGATTATACTTTAAATGATCAAACAGCAATAGTAGATACTGTTAATATTGGTGTTAATAACCCACAAGCTAATTAGAGAAAAAAAATGCCACGACAAAATGCAAATAGAGATATTAATTATTTATCTAAAGATTTTGAATCTATTAAGACCGATCTTATAGATTATGTTAAAAGGCATTTCCCTAGTGATTGGCGTGATTTTAATGATGCGTCTGGAGGAATGGCTTTATTAGAGTTAATGGCTTATGTAGGGGATGTTTTGAGTTTTAATATCGATAGACAGGTTAATGAGGCGTATATTAATAGAGCAGTGGAGTTAAAAAATATAGTTTCTTTATCTCAAAACTTTGGTTATACACCTAAAAACACTACACCAGCTATAGTTAACTTATCTGTAAGTGCTGATATGACAGATTCGACATCTTCGGAGACTTTATTTAAACTTATAAAAGGTGCAACTGTTTTTAGTAACTTTGAGCCAGTTGTTTCTTTTGAAACATTAAGTGATATTGATTTTTCTCAACCAGAGAATAGAACGGTAGAAACTGCAGGGGGAACTACTACAGTATCAATAAGTGGGGTTTCTGCTGTAGCTGGTATTTCCAAAACTTTTAGTTATACAGTAAACAGTGCTATTAAGTTTTTAAAAGTAACCCTTCCAGATTCAAATATTAATGAAGTTGTTTCTGTGTCGGCCGCGGACGGTAGTCAATATTTTCAAGTAGATAATTTAGCTACAGATACAGTTTTTACAGGTGAAGTTAATACTGATAGTAGTTCAGGAGATGCAGCTTACATAATGAGATTAAAAAGGGTTCCAAAACGATATGTAGTTGAAAGAGAACCTACGGGACTTACATCAATTAGGTTTGGCCCTGGTGTTTTAATGGAAGAAGATAGTGAAATTATTCCTAATCCTAATGATTTTGTATTGCCTCCTACTTTACGCGGATCTCCTTCAGGGTTTGCACCGGCAGCAATTAATTCAACTAATTTTTTAAAAACAAAAACATTAGGAGTTGCTCCTCAAAACACTACTTTAACTATTAATTATAGGGCAGGCGGCGGCGTTAGTACAAACGTGGGCCCTAAAACCTTAACTAGATTTATTAATAAACAAGTTAACTTTAGTACTCCTAACTTAACTTCTGTTTCTGCCGTTACTACTACAGATATTTTTGAGAGTATATCTTGTACTAATTATGAACAAGCTAGCGGAGGCGAAGAAGCTGAACCTGTTTCTTCTATTAGAGAAAATGCAGTAGCAAATGTAGGGTCGCAAATGCGTTGTGTTACATTGCAAGATTATCAAGCTAGAATTATGGCTATGCCATCACAATTTGGTACTGTATTTAGAAGTTTTGTACGAAAAGATCCTAATAATAGTTTAGGGGTTGAACTATTTTTAATAACACGAAATCCTCAAGGGCAAATGACATTTCCCTCTAGTGTTATTAAAAATAATATAGAAGCTTATATTAAGAGGTTTAGGTCTTTTTCAGATACAGTAAAAATAGTTCCAGGAAGAGTTGTTAACTTTAGTGTAGAATTTACTATTGTACCAAATCCAGATGCTAACTCTCAAGAAGCGTTAATGGAATGTATTTTATTATTGCAAAGGATTTTCGATACATCGACCACTAATTTTAATGATAGTATAGTAGTGCCAGATGCTCAAGCAAGACTACAATCCTTACAAAAAGTAATGTCAGTTCCTCAATTAAAAATTAATAATAGAGTGGGGGCAATGGAAGGTCGTATTTATTCTGGTACTGAATTTAATATTAACGCTAATATGAATAGTGGAATTATTAAGTTTCCGCAAGATGTGGTTTGGGAATTAAAATATCCTAATTTTGATATTACTGGAAGAACAGCAGATCAATCTACTGCAGCTGCTCAAGGCGCTCCTGGTGGTGGCAGCGGCGGCGGATACTAATGAGAGAATAAAATGAGCTACGCACGAGCATTTTCACAAATAGATACTTGGATTACTGAATATTCTACAACAGCTAATTTTGGTTTAACACCAGTATTAGAAGTATGGAATAGAGTTAATAATCGACGCGATGATAGAAAAGAATGGGCTAGAATGCTTTTAAAGTTTGGTCTTACTTCTTTGAGTGCAGGTATTGTAAGTACAGGTAAGTATCCAGACCCTAGAACTGATACTGCTGTATCAGCTTATATTTATATGTTTAATACACCATCTACTGATACAGTACCAGAAAATTTTGATATATGGTCTTTTCCTCTTACATCCAATTGGATTCAAGGCCGTGGATTAGATAATGATAATTTTAGCAATACAGGTTTCGCTAATGCATT